GCACCTTGTGATCGTGCTCCAGCGTCCGCCACGATGCACTCTACGTCTTTTGCACTCTTTCCCTCACCGTCTGCTACGGCACCTCCTGACCCCATATTACGGGTGCCTTCCATAGTATATTGATCACTTCTCCATTCTGTTCTTTTTTCAGATCCGCCACCAAAGAGTCCTCTCTTTTCCTTATCAAGATCCAAAGATCTCTGAGACTCTAAGATAGCAGGATCATTTGCTTTATATTCAATTGTATATCCTTCTTTTCCTGCAGTAATCTTGTATGAAGTATACGGACCAGATGGGATGTTAATAGTGGGAACCTCAGCAACTTTCGGTTCAGGTGGTCGTCTAATCAGATGTCCTAAGACACCAATGTGTGCAACAGCAACTACACCACCAACACTAATAGCAGCCCATTTGATACGTGACATGATTACCTCTTGGGTTCAACAGCAGATACAACGGGAGGTTCTTCTTCCTTCTTTTTCTTTGCAGAAGCAGAACCACCAGACTTGGCAGGACTGAGCCCAAAAGCGGCTAAAGAACCAGAGAATACCGAAGCGATGAAGGTAGGGTCGAAGTCAAGAATCTTCTGACCGTTTGGAAGTCTTACGTAAGAGAATGTGAGGAGAGAGGCAGACCAAATAAGTACTACGACTTTCACCAGATTACCAAGGACTTCACTTCTATCTTCATTATGGTCTTCCTTCTCTACTTTGGGCTTCGTGTCTGCCATCAGTAGAGTAGCAAGGCAACTCTATTTAGAGAGGTATCCGTTTTCAACCAACCATTCACGAGTCATAGGTGTAGGTTCATAGTCACTCCACATCGTACCAGCAGCACAAGACTTCAGTGCTGATGCAGTCATACCCTCAGTATGACCTGCCCAGTATGCTTCTTTCTCCCAGGGGATTGCCTCTGGTTGAAACTGATAAGCACTCTTTACGATTGCCTGATACATCTTAGGTACATTCTCTTGATCATGAATGATGGCGATGAAATTGTTTTCAATTGTTCCTGCCATGCAATCTTGAGCAGCGTGCCATCCTTCATGACGCATCACTGACATCATAGTGCCAGGGCGATGCATGTGAGCAACATTCAGGAAAAAATTGTTACTCACAGTGTGATAGACACCACGATGACCAACTGGGAAGTATCGCATGTCTGCTAGAAAAACCTTAGCTCCGACCTTATTAAGTGATCGGACGAGAGAGTTAAACTCATCAGCAACAATACTGTAATCAATATCAGCCAGTTTCTCATGTTTGTTGAGGTCAGAAACTGTCTTAAGTTCTTGAACATGATCGGTGCATTCTTGAAGTAACATACACCCCTGAGCATGAGGAGTGAAGTACTCATCTTCCGTGATTGGGTCTGAGTGGGCAGGTAGGGCAACCGCTGCCGCAGCAACCAGGGACGCAATAATTTTTTTCATAAAACATTATCAAAATGGAATAGCAGGACCAGTTTTCTTAGGAAGGGGAATAGCGCCACCAGTAGCAGCAGGAAGTTCAGGCAGAGCAGAATCCATCATTCCTGGAAGTGCATCTGCAATTGCTGCTGTTGCTGCTTTGGTAATTTTTTCAGTAACTTGCTCAGCGATAGCATCTTTACGCCAATAGACGTAACCAGACGTTGCCAAGATACTTGTAGTTCCTAAAAATGATAGAACTGCTAATAGATTAATTACTTTTTGCATAATAAGCCTCGTAATATTTTACAATCCCTGCAGTGTTCATGTTGCCTTGAGACACCCAGTCTTGAGCACATTCATAGATTGATTGACTAGAATATTTAGGAACGCAACCCTCCATTTGCCCACCAAACTTTGATAGCAAAACTTTAAGTGCTTGCTCCCTAACTTTCATTTTGTAATCATTGTATCGCCAGTCATCGATGGACATTTTCTGATCCGCCTTGAAAGTTTTCAGATCCACCGATAGGATCAAGTTGAAGAGTAGTGGCACTACTTTTCGTTGACATTTCATACATAACCTGATGAATGTCTTCAGACTCTACAGAATGAGTTTCTTGATATTGTTGCTGTTTGATAAAAATTTCCTGCTCCATATAATCTCTATTAGCATCTGATATTACTGCAGGACCAAACCATGGATCATCAGAAAGAACTGTAGGGGCAGGAACACCAATATATGGTTCTTCATCAATTTCCACACAATCTACAATGTTATCATCAATAGCACATTCAATATTTTCTTTATTAATTGATTTATTGAGTCCTAGAATTTGCTTAAATGTATCTGCAAGATTGTTAATCATGTCTGCCAGAAGTAATGGTAGAAGTTTCCTTTAGTATGACACATCGGGTCTTCGGATGCAACCCTGTGTCTGAGTTGACTTTGACCTTTGAAGTCAGTTCGATCACCGATGATACTATATGCCTTGAGAAGGTTCTTACGACCTTCTAGAGACTTAAGTCTATTTACAAGGGCAGGGTTAGCAACTGGTCGCCATTTGGTGAAACCCTCATATTCCCCAGGGGCATACACCACACTGGCAACCGTATTAGGATAATGTGGAGAGCGAACTCGGTTCAAGATTGATACTGCCACACAATATTCATCCATAGTTCCCTTTGCTGCTTCAACTTGAATGGTCCTTGCTAAGTGATCATAATCTATTGCGGATAAAGCAAGAATTATAGCAAGCATAAAAAAGGAGCATATTTGCTCCTGTATTATAAAGTATTTAATTTTTCTTGTCAAGAAGGTGTTGGATTGTAGATAGGTGTCATAAGACCACCGTCAGGACCATTGTTATCATCATCATCAACACCGTCAGTCAATAGGGCTGCAACTAGAAACCCTCCTACCATAGATGCTGCTATGAGTAACATGTCGTTCACCACAAACCTGGAATGACTTGACCTGTTACAAGATAAGAACCAACAGCTGCAACGAATCCAACCATTGCTGCACGTCCATTCAGTTTTTCTGCTTTTTCATTAAACATTGTTTTTTTCCTCTAATGATTTGTTTATAATGATGATCCTTTGACCATCGTGAGTAAATTGTAACTCATCATCAGGATCCCACAGTAACTCATTATACATGTCGTCTAGTTTCTGCATATCCTGATAAAGAGCGTTAGGATCTGGCATATTCATTAGGTAATCTAACGTATATATTACCTAGAAAGTTCAAGATAAAACTTTGCCGTATCGCTTGGAGTATTCTCATAGATAGAAGAATCTCCATATTGTTTGTGATCCTTGTACCCAACCATGCGTCCTTTTGTATTTTGAAGTGCAGGCATGAATACAATATAAAAAAATACTCCTGGGGCACCGATCAAAAGGGCACCACCAATCACATAATAAGTCAGAATTTCAAGGAGGGAGTTTTCCATCAATAAGTCTCAGCAAGTTGTTGTACAGAGTATCCTAGCAGAACTAAGAACGCAATGCTAGTTGTTGTGAAAAGAACTTCGGTCATCAGAAGATGCCGAAGAAGAAGTTGCCAGTGAAGGCATAAGAGATGAAACCAGAGACGATTCCCATCATAGCCCAACGACCATTATAGGTCTCGGCATATTGTTGAGGCGATTCAAGACCCTTACGGTTGTAGGATTCTACTACCATTTGGGGTTCTTTGGCGAACAGATTCTGTTGTCCAAATTCGTTCGTCGTTACAGTCATTTACTTTATGTTGCAAATCTTTACATATTATATAGTAAAAAAGCACCCCTGTCAAGGGGTGCTTTGTAGTAAATTATACTTATCATTCGCCAATGGTATGAATCACAGGCTTTTCATGAGATAAAATATCATATATTTGTTTATTACGTGCTGTAGATACAGGAATAAATTCAGTATCAGCATTAAATTCATCGCCTCTAATTGCTTGGTTAATGACGATTGAACCATCCTCACCAGAAATAGAACGATGATATGTGTTGGTTGGGATTACAAGGGCACCAGAAGAACGATTAAGGTGAATAATATGATATGGATACTTCCACTCAGGATTAATCAACTCAAAAGTACGGACACCAGAAAGAACACGATTGTTATCAGTCTGGTGACGATGAATATAAAATTGTTTTGCACCAACAATATCATTAGGAGGAGAGATTGCAGGTCCAGTATGCACTACTAGGTCTGATGCATTTGAATTCTCTACAGAAATATCGTAGAAAATAACAGAGTCGGTCTCCCGAAAGACTCGGTGTTTCTTGAAATTAACTTCACTCACGTTCATACTTAACTAATCTATCCTCAAGTTTACCAATCCGAACTATGAGTTGCATATGCTCACTTTCCATATCTTCTAGACGATACTGAAGACGTTCTACAAGATCATAGAGAGTTTTACACTCGGCAATGTTTTGTTCTCCTCTATCACTCTCCTGATAGAACCAGTCCAACATCTTCTGTACTTTCTTCTTCATTGTAGAAATCCCTTAATGCTTGATCTAAGGCATCTTCAGGGTCAGTCATTGTCTGCCTCATGTGATATTCTTTCACATTATCCAATGCCTTCTGGAATAAATCCATACCCTTATCCTGTGCATACACTGGTGATGTAAACAGGAAAATAAAAATTAAGAAAAGTTTTTTCACCATTCGTCATCTCCAAATTTTAAACTTTCTTGGTACTCTGCATTTTGTCTACAGTATCCATGAACATCTATTTCCATCTTTCGGTGAGCATCAAGATGTATAGATTCAATTGCAATAAGAACTCCCAGAAGGGCTGCGGGAAGTAACCATAGTTGCGATGAGCAGCAGGCAATACACCACTGCTTCCACTTGGGATTGCAATCATTTTTCATAACAGTGAAGTTGTCCACTCATTGGATTTGGTGTGCAAATAAACTTTGCCTTTTGATTCAGCATACCTATCATAACAAATAACTGGGCAATCACAACCAATGCTAGGGCGTTCTTGCCCAGATATTTGTTGAGTTTCATTAGAACTTGAAGATACTGAGACTATTTACCGCATCCTTTTCATTAGATGTAATAAAGAGTCCTTCTTCTTCAAGAGCAAGAAGTCCTTCAGGTGCTTTACCTGTAGGGAGGATTTGCAGCATCTTAGGAGCAGACAGATCAGTGATGTCATAGACACCAACTGCGTTTGCTCTCTCAGCACCTACGAATAGCATACGAGTGCCACCATAGGTTCCAACCGTGACGGATTCGGGTTCAACACCTTTCTTCTCAGCACGTTTGTCGTTCCAGTAACCTGCCTTTGCGAGAGTATTCTCAAAGGTGTTTCCTGAATCATACACAATCGTACCATCCTTATGGAAGATTGTAAACCCTCTGGAACCACCACGCTTGTGCTCACCACGACGCTTCAGTTTGTAATCACCCTCGTTTGCAGTAACAAAGTGATCTGAATCAATCCAAGCAACAGCATCGGGCTCACGACGAACACCCTGACGAGAACCGACAGGAAGATAGTATCCATCTTTCGTATCGTCGATGTCATAGAGGTCTACGGTGCCAGCAGAGAAATCGGAGATGACATTACCACTGGAATCAAGAACAACCATATGATTATTCTCTTGCAGAGTAACAACAATTTCACCTTCGTCATTGATAGCAACAAACTCAGGTTCAGGATCGCTAGGAGCGATGCCAGCAAGTCCACGAACATCTGCATAATTTACATTTCCATCAAGAGTCACAATTGCGACGTTACCTGCAGGATACTGAGGGATCAGACCTTTGTTGAGGTCTTCGTCGCGTTCATTTTCAATAGCAATAGCAGCAAACTTGCCATCGGGACTAATAGACACAGCATCTGGTTGACCAGCAAGGGCAATCTCCTTTACTACTTTATATTCCCACATATCAATCACTACCACCTTACCCGATGGGTTCGTGAAGGATGATGAGGTGTTAACAGCCGCAACTGCATATCCATCACGGATCGCCACGCTGGTTGGTTCACCGCCGACATCCACAGAAGTGACAGCGGTAGGGTTAGAAGGGTCAGAAATGTTAACGAAGTCAACACTTCCTTTATCCGAATTCGTGTATGCGAGGACTTTTCCATCAGATGCAATAATCTCAGCAGCGGAATCTTCACCTACACCATACTGTCCAACCTGCTCAAAAGCAGGTCCAGCGATAGCAGAGGAGAGGGCGGTAACATCCGCCCCAACCAATGCTCCACTAATTACTACTGGTACTGCTACCAGTTTGAGGAGTTCTACGAACATTTTATTTTACCTTAGAATTTGAAATTGAATTGGAAGACTTGTCCACCAGCATCAGCACCGTTTTCGGCAACTGCACCACCTGACTCACCACGGGCTTGAACAACACCGATAAAGAGTTGATCTTCAGTGTTGATACTCTGAATGATCTTTTGTTCGCCAGTTCCTGCGAGTTCGTCTGCGGAATAGAAACCGAAGATACCATATGGTCCCTTCTTAGCAGTCAAAGCAGTTACATTCCAAGAACCAGAAAACTCAGAAGTAGTTGCTTTAGAGAATGCACCACCAAGAGCAGATGCGCCTGCTTGATAACGGGAAGAGTGCTTACCACCAGCAAGACCCAACAGGTAACCAGTGTTAGCAAACTTGAGAGTCATAT